GCCGAGAAGATTTGGTCACCGCCAGAACTCCAACGGGGTTGGCGGTTATTCCAGGCGGCGAATGCGTTGTGGCGTGAAGAAAAGAAATATGAGCCTGCAAGACGAAGCGATATCTGAGAAAGAAGCGATAAGACTGGGCGCGGTTCCGTTCAGTCACCCATGCCGAATTGGGTCTAATCGCGTGAAGGACGAAACGTGGATCATCCGCAACATGATTGTTGATCTAGAACGAGGAAACATTGAGTGGTTGGTCGTTAAGTGCAGACACCGAAACTCCGACTCAGTCGCCGATGCATTGGAATTATGGAAGCTAAACTAAAAAACGGAAAAAAGAAAAACGGACTCTCGCAATGGCAGGACAACCCGCCAGGTTCCAGCCGACGATTGCGACTACTCGCTGAGGCGGCGACCGACTTCTTCGACAAGTCGATGGAGGAACTCAGGTCGAAGGTTCGCACCAACGACCTGGTCTGGCCGAGAGCGTGTTGCATGTTCATCGCCAGAGACGCTGGTTACACGCTTCAGTTCATCGCTGATTGGTGGGATCGAGACCACGGCACAGTTCACCATGCGGTTGAATTGGTGACCGATCTCCGGGAGCAGAAACCGGCCTACGATAAGCAGTTCAGACGGTTCGCATTTTTCTCTAAAAACTACATCCAACGGAAAGACGGTTGTTAACGTTAATTTGCAGAAAAAAAATAAAACTCCCGTAGCTAATCACTTAACCCCAACGACTTAAATGCATTCAGAACGTAACTATACGATAATACGAGTATCGGTATACCGTAAGAGTAATTATAAACTTATAATAACTCCTACGAGTATCGGTAATACGACTATCGATTATCGTATGGGGTAAGATCATGAAAGTTCTCACCTCACAGGAAGCGTTTGCGCTCAAGAATCAACTCACCGTGATCCGGGAACAGATGGCGCAGATCGAGGAGCGAGGTGTTTACGATGTGGCGGGAAACACGGTCAAACCGAGTGACCGGAAAGAGTACCGGGATTTGGTGAAGATGGAGAACCACGTTCGCCAACTCGCCGCCGGTATCGAGAATCCGCTACCGCTGCGAGCGAAAGAACGACCAGGCGTGGTGTTCCGAGAGCGGGTTAGCGATGAGCGTTGGGAGGAACTCTATAATTTAGCGCATGAGGCGTTTAAAGATATACTGGGGTGTACTGACACCCGAAACGAAAAAGAATCGCGTGACGGTACCGTAGAGGCTCAGGAAACGCATGACGGGGGGAGAGGTTAGGTGGATGAATCTTGAATACCAAACATTCGAGAAGTCGAAGTATCGGAAACCCGACAGGTCAGCGTGGAAGTGGAAGCGCAAATTGTTACCCGGCGGGCTACGAAAATCTTGGTGGGGCGAGGAACTTCTGGATCGACTCAGCAAAAGCAAAGCGTTTAGTGCCCGCGATCAACCAACGTACACCGTTGATGATCGTGTCATCGAGGAGGCGGAAAAGTGGCACAATCATTGGCGTGTCGATGCGCGGGACATGGAGTGGGACGGTTACGAATGGACGATAATTTGAGATGAAACGAACAACGAACAAACGATAATCATGGCAACAGGAATAACAACAAGCGAAACAATGGCAGGCGAGCAACCGAAGGACGATAACCTCGGTAGCCGGGTAGATAAATTGGAGACAAAAATCGATAAGCTGAAAAAAGACTTCGCTGTTTTCAGACGAATGAGTCTCGATAAAACGATTGCACTCGAAAAGAAGATCGAAGAGAAGAACAACGATGAATGAGTACAAGATAACAACGACGATTGGCGACCTCTTCGTCACTGCGTCCAGCCGCAAACACGCAGCAACCGTTGCCCGGGAAGATCCGAGGTTCGATGGAACGCAGATTAGGAAGGTTACGCGGCATAAACTCCGACACCGTGACGCTTGCAAGAATCAGTACATTGCCGGACTCAAGTGCATTCCGAGCAAGTTTCTTTCGTTTAACGCCCAACAACTATGAATAAGCTACACGATGGCCGGTAAACGCAAAACAACAGCCAAGAAGAAAGCTGTTCCGGTTCGGAAGAATACGGTCTCCGATGAGGAGAAAGCGTCTCGACTCGATGCACTCCGCAATGCGCCTATCCAGATGCCGAAGAGCGTCATGGAAGCCAGGCGCAAACAAGCGAGCAAGCTGGGCACTGGCGAAATCACCGGGAGACCGACCGGTTATATTCCCGAAACGATTGAGATGATGCTGAAGAATGTGAGGAGCGGACTGCCGGTGCAACGTGCTGCCGTCATGGCGGGAGTCGGTAAAAGTACGCTTTATCGTTGGGCGGAACAGTACTCTGACTTTCGAGATGCAATCGAACAAGCAGAGTCTGAGTACCAAGCTTTCGCATTGGGAACAGTCAACGATGGTATAGCAAACGGTGACGGTCACCTGGCCATGAAGCTACTCGGCGCCAGGTTCGGTGATGAGTATGCAACCAGCAAGAAGGTCGATGTGCGTAACACGCATGTTCGCTCCTCGATCAGTGCGGATCTCCTCTCCGGGTTGCAGACTGCGCGAGTTGAAACGGATGTAGTATCCGCCGTGAATCTAATTGAAACGGAGGAAACAGATACATCATCCGATAAAGTCACCCAATCGTCACCCGATAATGACGGTTCCGCTGAGAAAGAGGTGGGGGGCACCCAAACGACCCGGGCTACCAGTCCCAACACCCCCCCCCGTCAAAAACAATCGCACACGGGGAATTCCGAATCATGACATTGGCGATGAACGATAACGACCGGGTCGCCGCTTCGCCCAACGAACGTGCGGTGTGTCCGGGTTGCGGTGATGAGGTGATAGCGAAGTGCGGGATGATCAACCGGTGGCATTGGGCGCATCGGAACCGTGATTGCGATTCATGGTCGGAACCGGAGACCGACTGGCATTTGGACTGGAAGCTCGAATTCCCGAAAGAGTGTCGGGAGGTTGTGGTCGGTTGTCATCGGGCGGATGTGATGACAGATGCCGGGGTGATCGAGTTCCAGCATTCATCGATTAGTGCGGATGACATACTTGAGCGGGAATCGTTTTATACCCGTCAGCACGTTCAGCGGCAGATGGTTTGGGTATTGGACGCGAGTGGATTCAAGCGGAACATCGATCATCGGGACAGAGGCAAGTACGATTCATTCAGGTGGAAGACTCCTCGAAAATCGTGGTGGTGGTCGGGTCAACCGATATATTTGGATTACGGATATTCGAGGTTGTTCCAGATTAAAAAACTTTATGACAAAATACCGTGTGGCGGATGGGGAACGTGGGTTAATCGGAGTTCGTTTATTAGTCGGTACGCACCGTCTGGGTGGGATTCCGAGTTATGCGTTGATGCGGTGAATCTTCCAGACGGTTGGACAGACTAATGGGGTACGACATTTTACCGGAGGACTACGACGATGAGTGCATGGTTTGGTTTTGGTGATGACGGCATACGCTAGGTGTGGAGACGATGGACGGTGGCGGATCTGGGTGAGGTCGGTGGCGGGAGATTCGCCTGCCGGTACCCGGTTGAACCGGGGCGGGTTGTTTCCGTATGAGACGCTTTACGACCACCAGGATCACGCTCAGGCGGTTTTACAGGCGGGACGGTTGCAGGAGTACATCGATGACCGGGAGCGCGTCCTGGCGGCAAATCGGAAGAAGAAAAACAAATGGAATTAAAAATGACAACGGCGGAGTATTATGACGAGTTCTCCGAGTTATGGGGGCGCGAGTATGGCCCATTGATGCAGACGGCATTGTTTGCGAAAGAACCGAAAGACTTCGCTCATGTAGTGATGGGGCGCGGGATTATTTTACCGGGGCACAGTGTGTTGGATGTGGGGTGTGGGTTGGGCGGAGTGATGAGCGGGTTGATGGCCAACGGTGTGGAGGATGTGACGGGTGTGACGATTAGCAAGCGTCAGGTCGAGTTGGCGGAGTTGAGTTTGGAGTTGGCGGATTTCATGGAGTGGGATGATCGTGGGAGGCGATTTGATCGGTTGATCTTTTGTGAGAGTTTCGGATATTTCGAGGAACCGGGGAGGTTGATTGAAAAGTGTGTGGGGTTGTTGAATCCGGGGGGGATGATTTATGTGAAAGACTTGTGTGCGGTAAACGATCCTGACTTGTTGCAGCAGTACGGATTGGCGCAGATGGGCAAGTTGTGGGGTGGTTACAGGACGTACAGTGTGGTGGAGATGGCTTGGATGTGGGGGATGGGCGGCATGAGGCGGGTTGGGGGCGGCGACAATTTGTGGCGGGAAACCGACATCACCCAGTTCATGGCTTTTGTGCGGGGCGAAGGCGCATTTGCGGCGGCGCATCGGGAGAAGTTGGCGGAGTTCGGGATGGGACAACAACCGGTTTGGGAGGAGTTGGGGAGGCAACTGCAAACCACCCAGCTACCGGTAAAAGCGTCTGACTTTCTGTTCACCAAATGATCGACCGATTGGAACAGCAATGTGTGGACATAATTTTGGAGAATCATCCCGGCGACAGTTGGGTTTATACGAACGACAAGTACAGTGAGTTGGACGGGTTATTTGTGAGGAACGGTGTTGTGAAGGCGGTGGCGGAGATTAAGAGTCGGGAGTGTCCGTTGGGTTTCCATCCGAAAGAGATGGTGGGGTGGAACAAGATGGAAGCCGGGCGGTGGGCGAGTAAATCTTTCCGGTGTCCGTTTTATTTATTTTCGTACCACCCGAAGAGTGAGGTGGTGGCGGGGTACAAGATTACGAATGAGGTGGGAGATTTTATTAGAAAGTTTGAGGTGAGTGATTATGGGCAAAACAAAAACAAAGACGAGCGCGAAACCAAGACAATCCGAAGAACCTGTTGGGTCGAAAACCAAGACCCGAGTCTCCTCAAGAGACGCGGACTGCGATGTATTTACTGAGAAATATTTTGGGTTAAAACTTTACGACTGGCAGAAGAAAGTTCTGTTGGATCTGAGCAAACCCGGTGCGCGGGTGGCGTTGAAGGCGGCGAACGGTAGTGGCAAGACTGCGATGATAGCGGCGCCAGCGGCGTTGTGGTATGCGTTGATCTATCCGGGGAGTATTGTCATCACAACGAGTGGCGTCTATCGCCAGGTCAAAGAACAGCTTTGGCCTCAGATCCGGGCGTTAGCGAGTAAAGTGGCGGGACTCGGTATGCAGATCAACCAGACCGACCTGACGATGGACAACGGGTCGAGAATCTTGGGATTTGCGACCGATCAACCCGGTAGGTTTGAAGGCTTTCACGGCAATGTTTTCATAATTCTGGACGAGTGTAAGTCGATTCAGGAGGATTTATTTGAGGCGGTGGCGCGTATTCAGCCCAATCGAATCCTGGCGATGAGTTCGCCCGGTGGAACCACGGGGAAGTTTTATAAGATTTTCTCTAAAGAGCAGAAATGGTGGCAATTACACACGGTAACCGCATTCGAGTGTCCGCACATCAAGCAAAGCTGGATCGACGAACAGGTCGAGATGTGGGGGCGCGAACATCCGTTGATCCAGTCGATGATCTACGGAGCGTTCCAGGAGACGAGCGGCGAAGGTTTGGTGATACCGTGGGAGAGTTTGATGCAATGTTTGGACAATCCCCCAACGAAAGACGGCCAGGAGATGGTGGCGGCGTGCGACTTTGCGGCTGCCGGGGATGAGAGTGTGTTTTGTATGCGGATCGGGAACAAAGTCACCAAGCTAGTCGCCTGGCGCGAGGCGAACACGATGGCCGGTTGTGCGAGGTTTGCGTTGGAGTTCGAGAAAGCCGGGTTGAAACCTGAGCAGATATTCGGGGATGCGGGTGGGTTGGGGTTACCGATGTGTCATCAGTTGGGTGAGATGGGTTGGCCGATTCATCAAGTGAACCTGGGCGGACGAGCGCAGGAACCGGATCGGTACCAGAACCGGGGAACGGAGATGTGGTTCCGCGCAGCCCGCCAGATCGACCGTATGGAAGCCATACTGCCCGGTGACGAGATTTTACACAGTCAGTTGACTACTCGGCGGGTCGGGACATCAAAGACCGGCAAACTCAACCTGGAGAGCAAGAAAGAGATGAAGGCGCGTGGGTTCAGTTCGCCTGACCGTGGGGATGCGTTGGTGATGTGTTTGGCGAGTGTCAGCGATCACCCGGCCTGGGCGCGAATGAATCAACCGGACTTGAATGAAGTGCTGGCAGCGGGTATGACTGACTGGAGTGGCGATGCGAAGCTGCGGGAGTCGATGGGGTTAAATACGGGATGAGTGCATTGGGGATAATACGAGCGATTTTGGAGTTGATAAAAGAACTGTTTGGTTATGGAAAAAAAGTCGAAAAGAAGAAGCTGGAAGAACTGGTTGACGCTCGTCGCCGTGACAAGCTCGATTGGGTTCGTGACCGGATGTCAGACAACGGTGCCCCGGAAGCTGGACGCGACGAAGCAGATAATCCTGGGGAATGAACGAGGATTCGAGGATGCGTACAACGCAAGCCCCGAGGCCAAGACGTTCGTCCAGTCGTTGCTACAAAAAATAATTTCCTACGAATACGAGTTGGAGAAAGCTAGTTTGGAATGACGTTAGCACAGGAAGACCATCTGGCCGAAATCCAGCAGGCGATAGCAAAACAGGTCGATGCCAAGTACCGGGTTGGTCAGGCGGAGCATGGCGGGGATTTGTGGGAGCGAGTGCCGTTGGTCGATGATTTGATTGAGGAGGCACTAGATCAGATGACCTATGCGCTGACGCTCAAGTCGCAGTTGGGCCGGGCGAAGAAGCTACTCGATGATGCGAGGAACGCGGCACCCGAGAACCCGGTCTCCGCTCAGAAGCTAATCACCCGAGCGATGACTTACCTCTAGTTACCTCACAACAAGTTTGCCAGTAAGTGATTTTGACGCGCCCAATCGGGCGCGTTTTTTTACGCACTAAAATAAATCATCTTATGGCAGCGAAAAAACAAGGCTACAAGTCCCGACAGGACGAGTCACTCGGTGCGCGGCGTGGTGCGCGTAAGAGTCTGAAGCGAAACGTATCAGCGTCTGGTCGGCGGGCGATGGCTTCCGGGCCGCGTAAAGCGGCAGGCGGCAAGAAGTACGGCCTGAACTCAAAGAAGCGATAACTCTCCCCGGGGGCATGACCGCCGAGAAACAGTTCAACGCATTTTGCAACGATCTGGAGGCGTTACTCTCTCGTTATCAGGAGGAGTTTGACTTGACCGATGCAACGCTCATCGGGGGGTTACAGATGTACTGCACGCTCTTCGCGATCCAATCGATGGGATGGTGTTGCGACGAGGAGGAAGAGGAGGAGGAGGAAGAAGAATTTTAAATGCGTAGTCGGGACAAACTAAACGCGGAAGTTTTACAGGATTTAGCTGATCGTTCGGTGTGGGACACCCGGCAACGGATGTTCTACGAGATGCGCCACCACGGGTTGAGGCGGAAGAATAAACCGTGGCCCGGGGCATCAGACGTTCATTTCCCGCTGGTCGATACGACGATCAGCGAACTCAAACCGGCGTACTTCCAGCAGTTGTTTGCGACTGATCTGATTGCCCAGTTTGTTCCCACCTCCCCCCAGGTAGCCGAGTTTACGACTGCCGCCGCGCAGTGGTTCGATCATCGGATCAAGCAACGGACGAATTTGGAGACCGAGGTGCTGAGTGCGGTGGATTCGATGCTGATGTGCGGCACCGGCATTCTGAAAGTCTTGTGGGATTACACCTCTAAACGGCTGAAGTATTACACCGTCGATCCCCAGCATTTCGTAGTACCCGCCTGGACTCGGGACATAGCAGACGCTGACCGGATTTGTCATATCAGCGTCTACTCGATTGATGCCTACAAGCGGCAGAAACATCTGAAGCAGGACAAAGCGATCCTCGACCAGATCATCGGGAGCTACAACGCCGATGCCGGTGACATGAACACCGAGGCGGCGAAGTATGAGCGCGAAGGACTGACATTCCCGGAGCAGGACAAAATCATCGTGTGGGAGGTTTACCACCGTTGCCCGGACACCGGTCAGTGGATCATTTGCACCTACTCCCCCACCTCCCCCGATCTTGATCTTCGTCCGCCGATGAAGGTTCCGTACAACCACGGCAAGCCACCGTTTATCGCGTTCAACTACGAGATCAAAGACCCGGGATTTTACTCGTCGCGAGGCGTTGTCGAGTTGCAAGCGGTGTTCGAGGCCGAGCTTACGAAGCTACAAAACGAGAAAATGGACTGCATGACGCTGTTCAATCGACCGTTGTACCGGGCAGAGCGGGATATGCCTAACAGTGGCAACCTCCGCCTGACACCTGGGAGCATTTTACCGTATGGAATCCAGCCGGTAGCCCACCAATCCCCCCCGATTTCGTTCGATACCCAGATGAATATCATGCGCGAGATAGCGCAGAACCGGGTATCCACCCCCGATTTCGGGTTGACGCAGACTTTACAGAATACGGAAAGACGCACGGCGACCGAAATTCAAGCGATTGGCGGCCTTTACCAGCAATCGAGCGATCTGAGGATGCGAATATTCCGCATTGCGTTGGGTAATTTGTACCGGATGAGTTGGTCGATTCTGCTGCAATACGACAAATCGAGCCTCAATTACTGGTACCTCGACACGGCGCAGGAGATCCCCCAGGAGGCGTTGCATGAGCAGTACAACATTCAGCCCACCGGAAGTGCGGATGGGGTGAATAAACAGCTTTTGATGCAGAAAGCCATCACCCGGTTCCAGATGTTCGCGAATGACCCGTACATCGACCAAGGCCAACTGCGAAAGACGATTCTAGAGAGTGATGATGCGACTCTGGTCAAACGACTTTACGTCGATCCGATGCTGACCCAATCGACCCAGGCGGAGGATCAAGCCAACGAGATCACGTTCCTACGATTGGGTTTCCCGGCGTTGGTGAAAGACTCGGACGATCACTTGATCCACATCCAGACGGTGATGAGTTACATCACCAACCGAGCCGACACAGGCGCACCCCCGGAACCGGCGGAAGGACAATTTTTGGAGCAACACATCGGCGAACATTTGGAGAAGCTGAAAGAAGCAGACCCGAAGACCGGTCGCCAGGTGGAGCAGGAGTTGAAGAATTTATTCGCCCAGATGCAGCAAGCGGTAGTTGAGCAGGCGCAGCAGGCGAACCCAGAAAATGTGGAACCGATTGAAGAACCGATGGCGGCAATGGAAGCAGTTCCGCCAGGTGTTGCAGTGGTCTGATCCTCCTGAGTGGACGAACGGACATGCAAGCCAATTGCAGACATTCATGTCGGGCGATGTGGGAGTTACGTTACGTTACCACTTACGGAACTTGCACATCCAGAATTGTGACCGGTTAATTTCATCCCCAGCGGACTTGGCGTACCACGCCGGTCATGCTGCCGGGTTTAAATCCGCGTTGGCAACGCTTGATGGGATGGCTTCGATACGGAGTCTACCGGAGGAGGAAGTGGTCGGGGTGACCGACGATTTGGAGTGGATGCGAAAAACCGCATAAGAATTTATGTCTAACGTAGTGGCAGAAAAACCAGTCGAGTTGGATGTCGAACGCGAGCAATTGCTATCAGCATTGGCGGAAGCCGATGCATCCGCGTTTGATACTGCGAACATATCCCCGGTGCCGCAGGCCGAGGAACCCGACCAGGAGTCAGTTGTAACTGAAGACAAACCCAGTGAAGTAGAACCGGAAAAACCGGCGGATGAGGAAAAGCCCGAGCAGACTGAAGGCGAGGAGAAATCCAAGTCGAAGTATTCCCGGGCGAAAAAAACGCAGGAGCGAGCCAACAAGACCTGGCGCGATGTCAATGCCGAGAAAGCGGCAGTGAAGAAAGAGCGGCAGGAACTGGAGGCCCAACAAAAAGCGTTTGCGGAGCAGCAGAGTGCATCCCGAGATGAGATCACTCAACGATCAGCGCAGAGTCGTTATTCACCCGAGGAATACGAGGCGATAGCCAAAGAGTTCGAGGATGAAGGCGATCATGCCAATGCCGAAGCTGCGCTAAAAGCGGCGAAGCAGGCGCGTGACGCGGTTGCCGAGCAGGACGCAAAATCGCAGCAGGCGAAGTTCGTAGCCAAGTGGGACAGCAACTGGAAAGCGGCGGCAGCCGAGCATGGGGACTTAAACGACCAGAACAGTGAGTTGTTCAAAATGGTCGGTCGATTGCTTGAGCAAAAGCCGGTTCTGACGCAGTACCCCGAAGGCATAACGGACGCAGTCGAAGGTGCGACAATGTACCTCAAAGCCAACCGGTCAACGGAACTGGAAAAACAGGTCAGCGAACTTAAAAAGCAACTCGCTGAATACGAAGAGAAAACACAACTGAACGGAAGCCAACCCGGCGGGAACATCTTGGAAGTTGAATCGTTTGATAAGTTGCCGGTCGATCAGCAAAGATCGGAACTGATGAAAGCGATGCAGCAGGCGGATGACACCGGGATGGACATGTTCGCAACAAATTAAACTATTATGGCAGGAACTACTTTAACGACTACCGGTTCGGCAACAGCCGGGCCAAAGTCAACACTTCAGGACTACTTCGATAAGAAGTTACTCGAACAAACGCTCAAGACAATTGTTCTTGATCAGTTTGCATTTAAGGCACCGCTTCCAGGTAAAGCGGGTGCGAAGGCGATTAGGTTCTTCCGTTACCCGGAATCAGCCACAACCGATGTGGAAACGCTTGCTGAAGGCACGTTAATTACAACGGGTGATTCAAAGCAATTGAGCATGGAAACGGTGGACGTTACGCTCGCTCAGTACGGGCAGATCGTGACGATCAGTGATCTCCTCAGTGCCGTCGAACTCTTCAACACGATGGAGCAGGCAACCGTCCAGAACGGACAGGACGCAGCACTCAAAGTTGACGAATTGCTACGGAACATTCTGGGCGACTCGACTGCAGTCGTTGATCGTTATGCCGGTGCGGCTACAGACTACGCGACAGTCGGTGGAACCGATGACGCGATGACTGCGCTTGATATCCTCGATGCGGCTACCAATCTGAGAGTGAACAACGCTCGTCCGAGTGGTGGTTACTTCACAGCGATCATGGCGCCGGAAGTCGCTCGCGATCTGATGAACGACGATGATTGGTTGGATGCCAGCAAGTATGGCAGCCCGGATCAATTGTTCAGAGGCGAGGTCGGTCGGTACATGGGTGTTCGCGTGGTCACCACGACGAATCCGTATCGTCAGAACACCCAGCGCACCTACAATGCTGCCGGTACCAAGTATTCGACATTCGTCGTTGGTGACCAGTCGTATGGAGGTGTGAACCTGGCGACGATGAGTGCGTACTCACCGAAGATGATCATCTCGCAAGGAGCGGACAAGTCCGATCCGTTGGCGCAGTTGACCACGGTTGGGTTCAAGTTCTACTACGGGGGCGCGATTATCAACGCGAACCACGCAGTGAACATTTACTCGGTCACAAACTATAGCTAATCACTAGCCCGGGGGGTTAACAGCCTCCCGGGCGTTTAATTATGCCAAAGGTAGATATTCCAATTTCCGCACTACAAGTGGCGGACGAAGATGGTTCCATGATTGTCCCGGCAGTCGGTGATGCGGTTAGTTTCACTGTCGAAGGTGCGGTTGAATCGATTGGCGACGAGTATGCCGTGGTAGGCATGGAGTCGGTCAACGGTGAACCCGCCTATGCCGAGGAGGTTGTGGCTGAAGAAGTGGCAGTCGAAGCGCCCAGTCGGGATGATTTGATAGCCGAAATGGAAGCAATCGACGCGGCAGGAGGACTATAAAAAATTATGAGTACAACTAACATTGGAAACCCGATGCAAGGCCGCCGATTAAAAGGCGGGAATAACGGTCAGGATACGATTGCCATCAAAGCGGACAACGGTGACACCACCACCGCCGGTTCAGCAACTCCGTTTTTGGAGTTCACGAATGCGAAAGTGGATGGTGCCGACAAGGACGGGAAAACGAACCTGACCAAGTATGCGGTCTCAGGATTGACACCCGGAGCAAGTGACATCGAAGGTGTGTTAATTAGCATCAACGGTGTTCAGTATTGGATGCCGGTGTATAAAGCGGATTAATGCCGTTGTTTGACTTCGAGAATCGCGAGACCGGGGAGGTGCGAGAAATCAACACCTCCTCGGATCTCGATAATTTTAAGGACGAGTCAGGCACCTGGCTCAAGTTGGAGGTGCAACCGGGTTTCGCGATTGGCGGGCAGCAAGAGGTGCCGAGTCAGTCGCAGATGATCAAGCGCGGCTATTACAAGCAGGAGCAATCCGGGTGGCGCAGCGAATACAGTAAGAACAAAGTAAAACGAGCGTGGGGGTTATAAGATATGGCAAGACAAAATGAACGATTCCGAAGCTACCAAAGCACCTACTCGCATAATTACAGCACTGCCGGGGTGTCGTTTCTCCCGACAAATATAGGTACAGGAACTTATTTTGATTCAGCCCGACCACAGTTAACTCAATTGGAAAACGTGGGAACCGAGCCGGTCTACGTTAAGCTGGGAACAAATGCCGGGGTTGCGAGTGGTGGGTTCAGTTACATATTAGCCGGTTGCACTATCGCGGGCGATGGAACCGGGGCTAGGCTCGACATCGAAGGTTACACTGGTGAGTTTAGCATAGTGGGGGATACCGGAGTAGCCGGATTACTTAATTTTACGAGAAGCGGGAGTTAAATTATGGCAGTTCAAAATGAGAGGTTCAGAAGTTTCGAGGAAGTAACACAGACAACTGTTGCCGTTAGTACGGTGGCTGCCGATGTAACGAACGGAAAACCGTTCCACTTGACGGCTCAGAATATAGGCACACAAGCGGTGTATATGAGAGTGGGCGCGACTGCCGCGACAACAAGCACAAATTATTCCTATATCCTCGCTGGTGGGGCCAACGACAACGATGGAACCGGGGCGATGATCGACATATCCGGTTACACCGGGACGATTTCATTTATCACAGCGAGTGGTACGAGCAACGTAGTAGTTTCACAAGGATGAGCGCACAAATTTTCTATAATAACGGGAGTTCGAGTTCTGAGGTCATAACGCATCTCATTAACAGTAGCGACGGCCAAGGCCTCCACTTCGACGGTGCGGCTGGCTATGTCAGCGCGGGAGACACCACGGTTCTCGACGGTGCGACCAAAGTATCGGTGGAGGTCATTGCGGCAACCAGCTCCACGACTGAAGGTGACGTTTTAAGCAAATGCCGTTCCACGACTGCGTTGCGGCTTTATTTTAAGGCAGATGGTAAAATTCACTTTCGGCTCAATAACGATAGTTCAAACGGAGATGCAACTTCTGCCGGTTCATACAATGACGGAAACCCGAAACACATCGTTGCAACTTGGGATGCGTTAAAATTACGAATCTATGTCAACGGCAACTTGGATGGTGAAGGTGATTTGGTTGGCGGTTCATTTAAGAATGTTGCCGACTATTTAGCTATCGGGGCGCAAGTTGATGCGTCTGCCTCGGCATCGTATTTTGATGGAACGGTTTATCGGGCGAGGTTGTGGAACAAAGCACTGACCGCAGCGGAGGTAACGGCTTCCTACGAGAACGCGACCGTGCCGTTTGCAGACCAGTATGGGAGTCAGACGGACTTAAATGCGGGTTACGATTTCACAAGTGGATGGACGATGTACAATTCAACGGCTACTGATGCCGACACGTTCACACAAACCGGCACAAATGGCGGCCCACGGAAAGACCTAACAACGGTTGGGAAAAAATATCGCGTCCGAGTTGCTGGAAGTAAAACAAACGCTAACGTCTTATCGCTTGGCCGTTGGGTTGTTGGAGGTTTTTACGGCACTATATCGGAAGCTGCCGGTGCTTTTGACACCACTCTTGAAATCACATCCGTTGAAACTTCTTTGCGACTCTCAACAGCGGGAACTGCTGATGTGGTGGACATCACGACTTTCACGGTTCGCGAAATCGGCTGCGTCAGCGACTACGACCTAGCGTTCGCAAACCCGACCCAATCGTTGATGGTTCAGGATCGTGCTGGTGCGGCAGACGGCACTTCGTCGGCAACGGGTGTGGTGCAAGTCACGCCGATTGAGCAGTTGAACAGCAAGTCCGCTCGCATAGGAACGAGTGCGGCGACACCGGCTGATGGGGAGTTGGCGATTGATGGGAAAGTCACAATTTCACGCGCCAATGATTCGGATGTTCATTTGTCGATGGCGCAAGCAGAAGGAACTGGACGCACATACAATTTACTCTCTGACGATTCTGGCCAGTTCAGTGTGCGCGATGATGCTACCACTCGCTTGATCATCGACTCTACCGGTTGCACGGGGATTCGGGGAAACAACTCAAACGCTTATAACCCAGCGGCAGGACAAGATTCTGATGGCACAACTTTAAGTGCTTGGAACTTGAACACAACAGCCAACACCTACGCCGCGATTCAATTGGCGCAAAAAGTAGGAGGTTCTTGGGGCAAAGTGAGAATCGTTTGCTCTGGTGCATCGAACCAAGGCGAACTTGGGTTCCAAGTTGAGAACGCTGGAACCTTCAAGGAGGCGATGCGGATTGATGGGTCTGGACTCGTGGGGATTGGCTGTACACCGGGCGAGATTTTACAAGTCAGACAGTCAGGTGCTAACAGTCCCACCATACTGAACGAATGCTATTCAACGACAACAAGTCGGTGCGGAAATTTAACATTTAATAAATCCGGTTCTAACACTGCCGGAACAGTCGCTGCAACGGAGGACGGCGAGAAACTTGGCAAGATTACTTTCAAAGGCGCAGATCTCGCACCATCATTTATTGAGAGCGCATCAATTACTGCGACTTGCGAAGGTGCGCCAGATGCAGACGCACAACCCGCCAAACTGGAGTTTTCAACATCCGATGCAGCATCGAGCCAAGTTCGTCTGACCATCTCAAGCGCGGGCCTCGCGACCTTCGCGAACGGGATTGATGTCGATTCAACCGGCAACTTCGTAAAACTTGAGGCATATCAAAACGTCTCTGTTGCCGATGACGCTACAATCCCACTTTCGTCGGGTAGTTGTTCGAGCGCAATTGTTTCAGTTTATGAAACCAGCGGCGGTGTCGGTGGAGTATTTTTTATCACATATTCCGGCACGGCGATTTTAATTGCTTCCAATGGTTCTGTCGCCGCCACGGATTCGGACGGCAATATGTGCGTCTACAAGAGTGCATCTTCGCACACCGCGACTTTCAAAAACCGAATGGGTTCAACGAAGACTTTCAGCGTGGCACAACTAGGAGGATATTTAGTGTAATATGAAGATTGAAATAAAAGACTTCAAAACGGACGGCGACAACAAGTTTGTCGGATTTAACATAACGGACGATGTGGGCAATCGCTTTGTCATCGACAAGCAAGTGCCACTCGCTGAAGGCAAGACTGACGAGCAATATGTCACGGAAGCATTGGCGGCAAGCCAAGCAGAAATTGACGATTGGCAAGCGTCATTCGCGCACGTTGGCAAAGAGTGGGATGCCGAGGCAAGCGCATTTGTGGCAGCACCGGCAGCGGAGGAATCAGAATGATCGAAGTAAACACAAAACCGAAGGCGGGACTCAACGTCTCGAAGTTAGCGATTAGCTTGAACAGTGCGGCAGAGTTCAACATGCAATTCTCCGTAGTGGGATGGGGTAAGTATACCGATTCCGAAGGCAAAGATGTGTGGGGCACCAATCCCATCGTCTCGACGCTTTTACGGGTGGACGGTGCGGCTTGGACTGACTGGGGCAAAACGCCGGGACAAACCGATGCGGACTATATCGCCAATCTAGCACTCGCCCAGCTTGGGCTTGAGCGCGATGACACTGTTGTTGCGGTCGAGCAACCGGCAGCCGAGGAGGCATCTGCCGAAGAGACGGTTGAGGAAGAATCCGCCGAGTGAATTTTGACGATCTCAAAGTCATCTTCGCGAGCGGTGGGGGCATCTCATCGTTCTATCTGCATTTGAGTGAGATGGTTCAGATCGGAATAGGACTGATGACGATTGTTTATATTGGTTTGAAAATTAGGAAGCTAATAACGGAGAAATAACGATATGTTGAAGAGTAAAACAGTTTGGAGTGCGATTACGACCTGCGTTGGGACGATTGCGGCGATAGCCATGAACGAGATAAGCCTGGTGGAAGGCTTGCAGTTGATGGTACCGGCAATTTTGGCGATCTTCCTGCGTCACGGTGTCCAGAAGACCCAGGACGCGGCTGAGGATGCCGCCGCAGCGGCGAGTAGCGTCACAACCCCCACCCCAAAGAAGAAAGTCGTTAAGAAGGCGAGCTAGGAGGCTTAAATGGCAGGACTCACCACCACCCAGACGTTCAGCGATGGTGACACAGTCACCGCTGCGAAGCTGAACAACATCGTCGCGAACTGTTCGATTGACGCGAATGCCGTCACCACGGCAAAGATCCTCAACTCGAATGTGACGCTTGCCAAAATGGCGACTGCATCGGTGGACACCGGGCAGTTGGTGGCGGACTCCGTTGAGAACAGCAAGCTGGACGACATGGCGGCCAAGACGGTCAAAGCCAACGCGACCAACGCAAGTGCCAACCCGACCGATGTTGCGGTTGCCGCCAATAAGCTACTTGTTGGGACGAGTAACTCGATCAATGCGGTTGGTTTCACCACCGACCTGGAGTTGGATGCTTCTGATTCAGCGGCGGCGGACATTCGGGTAGCGGCAACTTTAATCGGAGGAAAAGCAAGTGTCACTGCCGACGAGTTGGACGAGATACTCATCAAAGACGCAACTGACGGTGCGCTAAAGCGAGCCACCGTGAAGTCGGCAGTACAGTCCCAAGTGGCGTCTACTGTAGCTACTGGTGTTTGTGAGTTAGCCACTGCTACCAAACTGATTGATCCGTCTTCAGCGGTAGCCAACGATGTTGTTTCCGCCTCTACCGGATCGTCTATGCTGGTAAAAGCGTGGTGCAATTTCACCTCTAACATAGCGGCCAAAAGTACTTCTCCGGCTGCCGGTCAAGTCACAGCGGTAACTTCATCAGCGTTCAACATAGCAGTTGGAGATCACACACTTGACGGGACAACTTCGACGGGAGGAGTACAGCAGACTGCGCTTGGAACTTATAAAGTTTATTTTACAACTCCGATGCCAAACACAAACTACATCGTGATCGGTAACGGATGGTTTGCAGGCGAAGACGAAAAAGCGGCAACGGTTGGCACAGTAACCAAAAATGTTGCTTACGTTACTATCACAACTGCCGCCGAGTGGACGGGTTACCCGAATGTCGGATATTTTCAACTTGCGGTATTTGGACTTGGATCATGACGCTCATCGATATAGCAACGTATGTCTGCAATCTGGTCAACAAAACGGATGACACATCCAAGATCCGGTGCAAAGAGTTCATACGTCAACATCATGAGAACGTCATCAACTCAGCGTTGTGGCGCGAGACGATTGACGTTGAGCAGGCCACGCTGCCGTTTGACGGTCGCCTGACGCAGATCATCCTGGACGATGGCGGAACCGGATACACCTCCGCACCCACTGTATCTTTTACTGGTGGCGGTGGTAGTGGTGCTAGTGCTGGGAGTGAAATTGGCGGTGGCGCGGTTAGCAAGATTTACATCGTCAACCCGGGAACCGGGTACACATCTGCGCCGACAGTAGCATTTACCGGGGGAGCGGGCAGCGGGGCATCGGCAACTGCGATTGCGGACTCATTGGCGGACGAGATGGTTTGTCCTCAGAAGTTCGAGACGATCCTCGGCGTGAGTTACAACCAGCAGAACCTATTGCCGACCCAGTTGATCACGCAGTTCATGACCAACCCGGACAGTTTCAAAAGCGATGCCAACTCTGCTCAGTTTAGTGTTATTGATAGTTCGGGGATCAATTTTAATCCTAATTACGGGGCTATTGAATTTATGTCCAGCGACAGTTCGGACAACGGTAAGCAAATTACGATTATTGGCGAACTGGCGGGGCAGGAACTGACCATGCAGAAAGAGACCGTGACTCTGGCGAGTTCGGTTCTCACCACCGAGTCCTGGTCGGCAGTTCACTCACTCAGCAAAGAAACGACCACCGGATATGTCCAGGTGCGGAATCCGTCCGTTACGAGCGACTACTTCTTTTGGCCTGAGTGGGAGAACGTCAGCAAATTTCAAAGAGTAAAGTTTTTCGACCGGCCAAAGTATGATGCGAGTAGCCCGGTGAATCTGTACATCGTCGGCAAGAAGAAGATCCAGCCGATGGTCAGCGATTACGACACCCCCATGGTGGCGGGCATCGACAATGTGCTGATTCACTTTGCGACCGGCGACATGTTGAAACGGTCGCGGCAATTTGGTAAAGCGCAGTTGGAGATCCAGCAGGCGAATGCGTTGATGCAAGTGGCGCGTGACCAGGAGAACAATCAGAGTGCGAAGGAAGTCAGACTAATCCCCGATGTGTATGGGATGGGTTACACACGAAATGACTTCGGATTTTAAATCATGCCTGTCTACTATAACGATGGACTCGATGACCCGGTTCAATACGACCGGCAAGCGAGTTTCGTTGGTGGACAGATAAGCAACTTCCGCGAGAACCTCCTCAACGAGTCCCAGGCGGAATCTCTCAAAGACCTGGACACCGAAAAGAACGGCATCCTGAAATCCCGGCGCGGGTTCCATCGGTTTGCGAATTTGCTGGGAACAGCAACCTCTACGAACACCCAAGGCTTGGCCTATTTTGATACGGACGCGAAAGAGTCACTGGTTGCGTTTGTTAACTCGAACATCTACGGGGTTGATTCGGGCGGGACGGTTACGACGATTGGATCGGCAAAAGCAAATAGTGCCACCGCCCAGGTGGACAACTGCCAGGTGGCGGACAAGTTGTTTTACGCGAGTCATGTCACAAACAACCGAGTCGGTCAGGTAAAGTGGACGGGTGCCGCGTGGGAAGTTATCGAAGTTCACGATGGCCCGACCAATTCCAAGTTTTTAGTTAACAACGGTTTTAGGATTTTCGCAGTTCAACCAAGCGACAACCAGGTTTATGTTTCAGACATTCTTCCGGGTGTGAGCGGTGGTGTTGATTCGCTGACCATCACCGAAGGAGGAACCGGCTATTCAGCAGGAACACTCAGTGCGACCGGCGGAGGAGGATCAAGTTTTGCTGGCACCTATACGGTGGACGCAGGTGCAATCAAAACCGTCACCATCACAAATGCGGGAACCGGTTACACATCTCTCCCAACGATTGTGCCGAGTCATGCGGGTGACGGTAACGCAGTCATCACCCCGGCATTCACAACCGTCTTCCCGGCTGCCAACGCATTCAAAGTCGGACTCGGAGATCCGATCACCGGCATGGCGAGTTGGGTTGGGTTCAATGTGGTGGTGTTCTGCAAGAATAGTTGCTATGTCATCGACACCAACCCGGTGCCTGCGACTGCAAGCCCGACCATCCCGGCAGCAAGCACGTTCAAGATTCGCACCATCTCAACATCGAGTGGTTGCCTGAGTCATGGATCGATTGCCCAGGTGGGCGAGGATTTATATTATTTAAGTCGCACAGGTGTGAGGTCGATCAGACGCACGATGGAGGAGAACATGGTCGCATCCGATGTGGGCATAATCTCCTACCCGATCCAGGATGTGATCGATTCCATCAACTGGGCGCAGGCCGAAAAAGCGACAGCAACCTGGTGGAACGGACGTTACATCCTCAGCTTTCCGACTGGCGCAAGCACAACCAACGACACCACCATCGTATACAACACAAACACGCAATCGTGGATGGGCGTGTGGCGTGGTGCGGTAACAATTGCTGCCGGGGTGGAGTCCAGCACGATCAACCCGGTTGACTATGCGGTGACGCAGTTCAGCGGCGGCAAACCGTTTTTGATTAGTCTGGACAAGATCGGCAACCCGCTTCAGTTCCGCGATTTCGTGGAGGACATCAACCTGGTTGATACAGATTTTCAGGACAAGACCACAACGGCTTTTGCGGACACCGGTTGGGAGGCGACCACCCGGGCATTTACGTTTGGCGAACAGATGACATCGAAGGATGCGGAGTTCGCTGAGTTCGAGTTTGACCGGAGCGATGCGGTGATCGACATCGGCGTGTTACTGGACAACGAGTCGAGTGACAATTTGGCGGATGAACTGGACACCGGTTCGGGGGAGTTACGACTGACGTTCACACTGCCATCGACGCTTGGCAGTGGGGCCATCACGCGGTTCCGTTATTCGATGACCCAGTACCCGGAGTTCCGGGAGTTACAATTTAATTTTAAGCAATCCGCCGAGGCGGGAACCGACAGCAAATACTTGGCACTGCGATCCATCCATGCGGGTGGATTTCTTAACAGTGTGGGGGTGGAGTCATGACGTATGACAAGAAAGTCGCTGAGGCTGTTGCGCTTGCATCCAACGGCAACCAGGATGCCTGGAATTATTTATTTATAATCGCGAGAGCGTTGAGAATTATTGATGACCTAGTGGATGAACCGAAAAAAGTTACTGTCGAGGACAAGTACAAGTTGGCCGATCTATTGTTGGTGGCATTGCCAAGCAATCCGTTCTTTATCGCGCACAGACTGTCGCTTGTGCCGCTTCACTTGACGAGCGTCAATGCCTGGATCGACTCAAACGATTGGATGGAGAAAGACAAGACAAGAAAAAATTATGCTTTGGTGATACGCGATCAGATAACCGAGTTGGTGTTGTTGGTCGCGTATATTACTGGAGGAAGTGATCACTTGAGAAATATAAGTTTAAAAGTTCGGGAGTTGTTTTTGAAAGAGGAGTTTTAATTATGGGATTATATTCATCAGACCAACCTGACCCGCCGAGCATTGCCGGTGCTAACGAGGCGGGGGTGTGGGCAAATTTGGAGACGGTAGGCATTCAGAAATTGATTGCTAACGCGGCGAAGTTCGGCAAGTCGGTAGACGTTAAGGTTCCGATCTTCGATGCAGACGGCAACAAGACCGGGTTCAAAGATGTCACTTACGATTTTAAAGGCTACTCAGACGCGGACGCTACCCGGGAGGAGATGGAGTTCGGACTTGAGGCTGCCGACAAGATGGCAGCGGGAATGCTGGATGTTCAGAAGAAGCATGGATTGGATTTTGTCGCCCAACGAAATTTAGAGTTGGAGGCATCCGATCCTATCGGCGCGGCGGTTAGGAAGAAACTCGGCGAAGAAGCGTTGGCAGGATTGGAACGGGGTTACGAACTTGACCCAGGCATGAGGCGGGAGGTTGACCAAGGCTCGCTCAGTCACATGGCAGCCACCGGGAACATATTAGGATCGGGTTCAGCCGTTCAAGTTGGGGAAAGACGGGGAGACGCAGCGTTTAGGCAGTACCAACAACGCCTGGCGAATGCCGCCAGTTTCCTGAGCGGCACAACGCCGGTCGCCCAGTTCGGTCAACTGAGCGGGGCGCAGGCCGGTGCCAGTCCGTTTAACCCAATGGGAATCCAGGCGGGTATCGGTGTTGACCCCAACGCTGGGGCACAAGGACAGCAGTGGGCCATGAACACCTACAACCAGCAGATGAATTTCGCCGCGAACCAGCAACCGATTGGTTCGCAGTTATTGGGTATGGCAGCGGGAATCGGAGGCCAGGCACTCGGTGGTTGGGCATACGGCAAAGGACAAAGCAAAGGCCAAACCCCGAAAGTATAAAAGACAATGAGCGCAGGATCAGCATTTGCGAGTGGAGTAAGAGCGGGCCAGAACATCTGGAACAGTGCCGTCAACAACGCGATGGCGGGCAAGCGACTGGACATGCTTAAAACGCAGTTTCAGTTCGAGCAGACGCAGCGGAAGAAAGCACTGGACAACCAGTTGGCATCGGAAAGTACATTCGACAAGTTCGTTGATTATCTTCCCGCCGCTCTCGCTTCCGGGGAAATCGATTTTTCTACTCCCGAAGGCCGAGAACACTATTCGAGTATAAAGTCATCAGTTGAGCCAAACATCAGTCGAGACCCGGCCACCTGGAAGCGATATGAAGCGTTCTCGAAAGAGTTCGAGGATAAAGAAGGCTATCCTGTTTATTTGGCGCAGAAGCGTAATCGTTTGCTCACGATTGAAAACTATAAAACAGTCAGCGGCGAAGATAATCCGATTTACAAGAGAGACGAGGACGGTGGTTTTATTCTCACGCCAGACGGAGAAACGCAGTTGGACTTGCCTGCGATGAATAACTTCCTCGAAGAAGACGCGCTCAAAAAAGAAGTCGAGAAAAAGAAAAGATTGCAAACGGCGATGTACGGAGAAGGAGGCATGTCGAAGTTCTTCGGTTCCAAACCAAGTGAACTTTCTCCGGGGGTACGAGAGAGGTACATCATCGACAGAAACAAGTTTTTCGATAAAGCGACAGCAACGAAAGACAATGAGAAGATTGTCGAGGCATCTTATGTGTGGGGTGATGCGCCAAGCCAAAGCGAGTCGGAGAGTCTGGGCAAATACAAGTTTACGACTGACCGGTTGAGCGAGTTGTCGGAACTAATTGAAGGCCAGACAACCGGGCCAATATCTGGCGTGTGGAGGAATTTCAAAGCCGGGTTGGGTCTTGACGATAAAGCATTATTGATCAAAGCACAGATCACCAAGATCATCCCCGGTTTGGCGCGGGGTGTGTTCGGCGAGGTTGGCGTTTTGACTGACCAAGATGTCGCCATGTATTCCAAGACGATTGGTAATCTGAACACCCCGGAAGAGGTAAACGAAGCACTTACCGAAGCGGCGATGGACATGGTGGCGCGTGGGTTTGAAAATAAACTATCCACGTTGGCGAAAAGCAGAAAGAACGTCTCGGGTTACCTCGATCAACTCAGAGACGTAAAGAAGCAAAGCCAAGAACTCCTCGGAGTCGAAGAACCGGAAACCCCGATTATCGAGGTTGAGAATTTACCCCAGTCAGGTGCGGTGGGTCTCACACCTGACCAGGCGGCAGCCGCACGGGCGGCAGCAGGCCCGGATGGTCGGGTGAAAGTTCGAGAAGCGGGCACTGATGTAATCAGAGAGATCAACGTCAATCCCCCCACCGAGGAGACAATTGCTGCGCCCACACCTGACCCCACCGGATTTGACTGGGATTGGGCAGGCGGTGTGGCGGAGAAACCGGAGAAAGCGGAAGCACCCAAGTCGGATTCAGAACGTCGATCACAGATTGAACGGCGGATTGAGTTCCTGGAGGAATCACTTGATGCAGAGCGAAACAAGCGTAAGCGGGGTGGAATCCTGCGTGGGCGCGAAACCGCATCGGAAAAGCGCATCAAAAAGTCCATACTTGATAACAAAGAGACGCTCAAGAATCTCTAATGCCTGAGACGTTCCAGATTGTTGAGGATCGGTTCACCCCACCCGCCCCACTCCCATCGACCACCCAGGACACTGGGTTACAGTATTTTCCATTGGTGGAAGAAGACTTCCCGCCCCCCCGCGATGAACCGGAGGAGGCCGAGGAGTTCGAGGAGATGGTCACCGAATACGACCGTCACGGCAAAGAAGTATCTCTCCCGGTTTACGATGACGCGGGCAAACGCCTCCACCGCCCGAAGTACGACAGTACCGGCAGGATGACTCACAGCGAGCGTGGGGTGATGACCTACGACGAGTGGCTTAAACAAAAGAACGAAGGCGATGTCGATTGGTGGGAGGTGGCGACAGGTGCGGTGAAACATCTTGCGGGAGGTTTCACGAAGATCCCCGGCAAGATAAAAGAAGAAGGCGTACTGGAAGCATCCGCGAATATCCCCGAGTCGTTCCTCGCCGCTATGGAAGGCGTGAGGATGATTGGCGGAGGAGCGGGCCGACTTCTCGCAAAACCGTTCCGCACTGAGGAGGAGGAGAACAAAGCCGAGTACGAGGCATACGCGGAGTTCGGTGATCAGATATTCCGCCAGTTGGAATTGCGGAAGTCGCGCATGGGCGATGTGGCGAGGATGTTTGGGGCGAAAGAGTTGGCCGAGGTATACGATGACGGCATCGACCCCGAGGTAGCCGACTCGCTCAGTTTAATTTTCGATCCGACCTACCTGGTTGGTGGTGGCTTGGCGAAGGTCGGTGCGGCGGGAATGCGACATGTCCCGAAGGTCACCAACAAATATGCCAAGCAAGTAATGGCGGCAGCCAGCAAAGCGGCGAACACCAAGATCGGTGCGGCGGGAGGTAAAGCATTAAAAGAAGTCGGTCAACGTGTTGCCACCCCGATTACCTCATTTGTTAGCGGAACAGGTAAAGTTGGAGAGGTGGTTGGGCGCGGGATGCAGAAAGGCGCGGAGATCGGTGAAAAAGTAATCACCAAAGCACCGACAGTCGGTGTGGTTGGCGGAGGTACGCTTGGATATTTCACCGCGCCCGAAGGTCGAAAGCTCGAAGGAGTGCTGACTGGCGCCGCTACAGGTGGTGTATTAGGCACCGGAATCCGGTATGGGGGGCAACTCGGGGAGAGTCTGGAAAAGACCGCACAACGCATTGGAGGCGCAGCGGAGGCTGCCAAGATCAACTCGGTCAGAGTCAGCGGACTCGGGACGGTGGCGAAGACGCGGAAGATGAGCGAGGATGTCGCGAAACAGTTCGTCAAGTACGACAACCGAGTAGCGAACAAACTTTTATCCGGTGCGGCAAAAATAGCGGACACCGCTGCCGTGGGTGCCGGTCTGGGTGCAGGCATAGGTTCGCTTATGCCTACCGACCCAAACAACCCCGGATGGGCGGCAGGACTTGGTATCGGAACATTCGCCGCGCCTGCCGGGTTAGCTAGTGCCAAAGCGTTGAGCAAACTTGCCCGGGTAGAGATCAGTCGCGGAGGAGTGCCAAGCGCGGATCTACGGTTGAGGATCAAAGAGACACCCGACCACCAACTGGCAAGCGAGGCAGTGGTCGAACGATTTGCTGCCGGGTTACCGGAGGAACAACGTGTGAGGTTTGTCGATCCTGACCGGGGTTTGAGCGTCCACGACATGGCAACCCAGGCGGAAGCGGTGAACTGGGCGATGGGCGCGAAGCGGTATGCCGGGAAGGACGTTGATCTGTTTGTCGGAAACGCGCAGGAGGTGATGGCGGAGACCGGGAATCGGTTCCATGAAACGGTCGCCGGGTTCTATTGGCCTGACACCAACAAAATTTACATCAACACCGATGCGGAAGTCTCGACGATGACGCTTCTGCATGAAGTGTTCCACCCCACCGAGACCTGGAGTTCGCGTCAGAAGAAACTCGACACTGAACTGGACGAGACCATCGATGTTGATCCGTTGCAGGATTTGCAGACTGACCTGGTGCAGACGATTGTCGGGACGTATGGCCCGGACGGCAGCCAGATGAAGGCGGGGTTGTACAGTGCAGACGAACTCGGGAAACTCATTGATCAGTACAACAGCAAACTGTACCCCGATCAGACGAGTAAAATAATTGCGAAAAAAGCGGAGATTGCGGAGGAGTTCAAAAAGTCGGGAGGAGCGGAAACGCCCGACTTGGCACTCATGAACCGGGAACTCGATGAGCTAACAATCAAGCAGGATGACCGAGCCAAAGAATTGGCGGCATTTGAGATGTTACCGGAATCCGAAAAGCGAAAATTCATTGCCCGGGAAATTTTGAGTGAACAGTTCGCCATGTTCGGTGAGTCGGCCCGGCACGGCATTATCCGCAAAGCGCGGAACACCGTTCTCAAGAAAGATTATTTCCGGGACAAATTCCTCGGGATGGAGATCGACAAGCTGAAACTGCATACGCTTGGCCGGTTGCGTAAGACGCTTGAACAGGTGGGAGTGAAGTTCGACCTGGCGGGCAACCCCCGGGGCGACATGACGGCAACGAGCGTTATCTTCAAAGACCCGAAGACCGGCAGGCAGATGGTGGTAGATCCGGGGGTCGAACATCTAATAGCCCAGTACATCATCGAGAAAGATAAACTGGTCACCCGGGTTTCGGAGACCGACGAGGTGGGTGGTTCGGAGGTGACTTATAAAGCCGGTGACGCAGTTAAGAAGAACAAAGACGGCACACCAAAAATCCCGGCGGCAATCATCGAAAGATGGGCGGAGTCCGGTTGGGTGAAGGTTTACAAAAGCAAAAAGCCGACTGACGAGAAGCCGACCACCAAAAAGCCGACTGACGAGAAGCCGACTGACGAGAAGCCGACTGACGAGAAGCCGACTGACGAGAAGCCGACTGACGATAAATTAAAAGACGGTGACATCCTCAACTCGACTGGCGGCAAGTGGCAGCCCGGTCAGCGTCCTGCGTTCACCACGGCAAGAGAGAGAACCCGGATGGACAAGAACCGGGTGGCGGCATTGGTTTCTGCGCTTGAGCCGGTCACCAAGCAAGTCGGGGAGGACGAGCCATCGGTGGGGGTTGTCCAGTGGCGGGAGACTGCCGATGGAGGTAAGAATTTTTCCGGGGGTTACTTTGATGATGCCCAGATGGCTGCCATCATGGATGCCCCCGATGACGTTGTTCGTCCGGTGTTCAAAGAGAACATCCGAATGATGAACGAAGCGGTGAAGAACCGTGAAGGTCAACCGTTCCTAGCGGACTACTGGAAGGCGATAAGCGGCGGTGGGTATACCTCGAAAGCCAGGATGAAAGTCCAACTCTTTACGCCCATCGGGATGTCGATCAGTTCGCATGGCAACTTCAATGCGACAGTGTTCAACATCGGTTATTTCGATAACAAGATCAATCGGTGGTTGGGACAGTCGGGTAAGAAGAAGTTTTGGAAAGAATGGGCGGATGAAGATGGGCGCGTAGATGTGGATGCGTTCCGAAACGATGTGCTTGAGTTGCTTGGGACACACCTGGCGGATGACCCGGCGAAGAGATTCCCGGAAGGCGTGAAGAAAGAGAAGATGTATTCGTTTCTCGGCATCAAGCCATTCGAGCCGGGGCGCAAAGATTGGAACGTGTCGGCGAAGGATCGGAAGCAGATTCACAGCCTGAGAGTTGACCGGATGCAGGAACTCACCCCGGGGATGGGCGAAAACTTCCCGATCAACTACGGCAAAGCGCGGGCCAGATACATGCCCGGAGAAGCTACCCGCCCGCCGGTCGATGACCTGGGGTTTTACAGTCGGGTAGCCGAGGTGGCGGCGGGCGACAAGATCCCCACCCGGGCAACCGGCGATCAGATGTTGGCGACGATAGCCAAGCAACCCGGCGTGAAGAAGGAGGAGATTGCGTGGCTCGGCCTGGAGGATTTCCTGCGTGGCAAGAAACAAGTCACCAAACAGGAGTTATCTGATTTCATTCGGGAGAACGATGTCCGGCTGGAGGAGACCGTATATAGCGGTGATCGATTTGATCCAATTGATCCTGATAAAAAAACCAAACCTACTCAGTACGAAGACTACCAACTCCCCGGCGCAGAACCCGGCAGCTACCGTGAGATGGTGTTGCGGTTACCGACTGAACGGCAGAAGTCGCGGGTGGTTGAAGGCGATGATGGTCTTTTTTATATTGAACATTCTGACGGTTCTCGGTCATCGCATGGAATTGATTCCAGGCAGGCGGCAGAACGCGAGTTGACCGCTTACGTTGAACGAGAATCGACCGGGGAATATCACCGCAAAGACCCAAGCAACTACCAGTCCTCCCACTGGGACGAACCCAACGTCCTGGCGCATGTCCGCTTCAACGACCGCACCGGGCCAAACGGAGAGAAGATTCTGTTTGTTGAGGAGGTTCAATCGGACTGGCACCGCGAAGGACGCAAGAGCGGGTATGCGGGTGAGGCAGGAAAGCCAAAAGCTGCGATATTAAAATCTAACAGTGGCGAAAGTTACGCTCTTTACAGTCCAGACAAAGAGCGAATTGGGTGGTTTTCGACCAGAGAAGAAGCAGCAGAGAAAGCAACAAGTTTAGGTTTTGAACCTGTAAACGAAGTTCCTCCGACACGGTTGGAGAAAGTCCCAGACGCACCGTTCAAGACTTCATGGCATGAGTTGGTGATGAAGCGGATGTTGCGTCATGCCGCCGAGAACGGATACGAGAAGCTCGCCTGGATCAGCGGCGACGAGACTGCCAAGCGATATGATCTGAGTAAGCAGGTGAATGAGATTGCAGTGCCATCGGTTGAGTCGAACGTCAGGTCAGTGAGAATTGATCCGATTAGAGGCACTTCTTTTAAGCTGATGGTTGATAATGGGGGAAAAGTTGATGGAGTTTTATCCGCTAAACAATTTACCGGCAAGCAACTGGACGAGGTGATCGGGAAAGAAATGGCTGAGAAGGTCATGGCATTTGAGTCTCCGGGGAAGCTGACCGGCGTTGACCTCAAAGTCGGCGGCGAGTGGGCGAGCAATCTGTACGACCGCATGATCCCGCAGTTCATGAAGAAGTACGGCAAGAAGTTTGGCGCGAAGGTCGAGGATTTTAGTGTAGCAATCCCAGACGAACCGTTTCAACCCCGTGGGAGTTCTTTCAAAGCCATCGACATCACGCCTGCCATGCGTGGCGATGAGGCGGGTAGCGTGGTGGGCGGCCAGGTGAAGTTCATGCCGGGGGTAAGTAATGCGAATGCGTTTGGTTCCGCGAAGAAGAATCATGGCTTAACTCGGAACATCGAGGAGGCTGGGTATATTCTCCCAGACGGGAAACTATTGGATTTTTCTGGCAGACACTGGACAGACGAGTATTTCCTCAAAGATGGCTATTGGGAACTAAAACCCAAGTACGGTAAAGATCACATGACTGGTCAGCGACAAGTAGACCATCGAGAGGTCGAGTATGATGGTGTTCCAGCGGATGAACAGTGGTCGGGGATGGTGGACTTCATGAAGAGAGGCGCGGTTAGAGTTGACGCGAAATCCGGGATGATTTCGGTACATGGAAGAACCCCACTTACGAAGCAGCAGGAAATCCGCGTAAAAGAAATCTCAGACCTAAAAGATGGGGAGATTTATTTAGATGCGGAGGATGATGCGGGGAAACGACTGTCGCTTGAATACGATGTATCTAATTCTAAAAGAATAATTGGCGACTTGCGAAGATGGGCGAGAGGTGACGAGCCAGAGTCAGGAAAAAGATTTATGCCCGCCACCCCCGGTATCCGCACACCGACTCAGATAACTCCCACCAGTCAACCGGTGAAACTGGTGATGGATAAGATTTATCGATTGCCCGAGAGAGAGAAAGAAGAGCGCAAAGACCGGGCGATGGAGATCCTCCAGAAATTTATCGAGCAATGAGAAAGAAAGGCGGACAACGATTGATGGAGATGGCCCGGGAGAAATCTCCCCCGGTCATCGAGGAAACGACCACCGTCAAGCGTTACACCGACTCCGACCGGTTC